TGGCCCGCCGCTACGGCTGGGAGGTGCGCCCTATGCGCGCCCGCTTCACCGGCGGCGGGGAGGGCTTTTCGCTGGTCATCTACGTGACGGACCCGGCGGCCAAGCGGTACAACACTCGCGTGATGTCGTTCAACAACGATGACAAGTACGGCCCACGCTGGACCGGCCTGGCCGGTCGCCGCGTGCCGCCTCGCCTCGTCATCCCGTACGCCCGCGAGTTCGCGAAGGACGAGACGGCGCACCCCGGCATGGTGAACCGGATCTTGCCCGACCGGACGTAGATCACACTACCCCCGGAGACTTGACACCCATGTTCTCCGGGGGTAGTGTTCTTCGTGTCAGGAGAACAACCCCAACGGGGAAGGACCCAAGATCATGACGAAGGCCCTGCACGACTTCATCACCGCCCACAACGCCCCGAAGTCCGCCGTCGAGGTGGCCGGCGACTACAACTGCACCGACATGGTGCACACCGCCGAGTGGGGATGGAACGTCTGCGCCACCCGCAAGACCAGCATGTGGGGCGGCTGCCCGAACGCCGCCAACCACGGCCGCCCCGTCGTTGCCCCCAAGGAACTGGACGACATCGAGCCCGGCGACCGCATCAAGTTCTACCACCCGGCCAGCAACCAGGACCAGTTCGCCACCGTCCTGGAGTGGACCGTGGCCCGCCGCTTCCCCGACGGCAAGCCCGCCGAGTGGGACGCCGTCGTGCACATCGAGCACCTTGGCCTGGGCAACGGCTTCGGCGGCAACGCCCGCGTCCAGCGCCACACGTTCCGCCGCTACGAGTCCGCAGGCCTCAAGCACGCCTACACCCCGGGCGTGTACCTGTGAACGCGATCGCCACCGGGCTGGGCCACCTGATCGGCCTGGCGCTGATCCCCGCAGCACTCATCTGGGTGCTGCGGGGCACCCGCCCAGGCAGGGTCGTGTGGGACGCCTGCGCCCACGCACGTGCCGCCCGCCGAGCCCGCCGCGACCGCCGAGCCCACCAGGCCCTGGCCGACACCCACCAGCGCTGGCTCAACGACTACACGTGGTGGGCCTGGCACAGGTCCCAGCACGGCCCCGGCACGCCGCAATTCGAACTCGCCACCACCATCCTGCAAAACCTGGAGCTGCGGCGCCCGCCCTGCCCTCACGACGGCTGGACCTGCCCCGTCCCCCACTGCCCGAATCACCCGAGGAGCCACCGGCCATGACGAACACCGACCCGTCGCCCGAGCCCGCAGACTTCTATTGGGGTCGCGGCCCCAACGCCCAATACCTGGGCAGCCTCACCGCCGCCGGGGCGCCCGAGGACATCGAGATATGGGAACGCTTCCAGTCCATCACCGGCGAGGTCTACACCGCCGACGACTTCCGAGCCGAAGTCGCCGACCTGCGACACGACGAAGCGTCAAGCTGGCCGTGGCGGCACACGTCCAGCCTCGACACCCCGTGGGCGTACGCGTTCGACTCCGGCACCGTCTACGTGTACCGGTACGGCGTCGAGATGGCCGCCGTCCGATGCAACTACACCCGCCCCGGCCCAGGCGGCACCCGGGAGCCGCGCCGCCCCCAGTCGCACACGCCGCCGTTCCCGATCATGCGGATGCCCGCCGACGTCTGACCAGAACCTGCAGCGCCTCGACACCCAGGAGAACACCCCCGATGTCCATCTCTGACCCCGGCAACGCCGCTCCGACCGGCTACACCCCGATCCCCACGCGGGAGCGCCGCCGCGACGACGACGCCCGCCGACGCCTCGTGGCCCTGTTCGTCGCCCTCGCCAGTGCGCTGGTACTCCTGCCCTCCATCGTCACCGTCACCGTCACCGGTGAGTGGCGCTGGCTGGCAGGTGGCCTCGGCGCCTGGCTGACCCTGTGCATCATCGGATCCAGCGTCGCCTCCTACCGCTACGGCAGGCGACCGTGACCGACCAGAAACCCCTCGACGCGCCCTGGCCCACCCGCATGACCCGAATCGTCGAGTCAGCCCAACACGTCGCCACCGCCATGGACACGGTCCGGGCAGCCATCACCGACGCGTCCCAGGCCCTGGGCCACCTCCACGCCGTCATGCAGGACGCCGGACTCATCCCCGACGACCAGGCCGATATCGGCAGACATCGAGACGACGCCGTCCAACGCCTCGCAGGCGCCCTCGACATCCCCCCCGAACTGATCACCGGCTCACCAGGCGTCAACCACTGGACCGCCTGGGCGATGACAGCAGACACCCAGACCATCCCCACCATCACCGAGGAGCCATGGACCAGCACAACACCCAGCATGACGCCCCGCACTTCGACCCCGGCGGCTCCTGCTGCAACAACCCAGGAGGCACCGCCTGTACGTGTCCACCAGGGTGCACCTGCAAATGCCAGTGGTGCGGATGCGGCGGAGGATGACCAGAACGGCCTCTGCGACGGATGCGGACGCACCGACCGACCCGTCACCGCCACCGACGACGGCCGCGCCCAAGCGTGCCCCCAATGCCTCCCCCAAGCCAACTACTGGATCAATCAGCGCTGCCCCGACTGCGACCACCCCTGGGCCTACGCCGGACGCTTGACCGGCTGCGCCATGCCCGTGAAGCCCGGCACCACCACCCCCGCAGAACACGGAGAGGACGCCCACCGCTGCAACTGTCCCACCCTGCCCCCGCCTCCCGCCGAACAGGACCCCGCCCCGCAACCCCACCCCGAACAACCCTCAACCTCAGGTTGAGGCTCATACTTTGCACCCCCGTACCCCACCACGGTCCGGGGGTGCACGCCGTACCATGACCCACAGCAACACCCGACCCGACCAGGAGGCGAGCATGCCACCGAAGGGCAAGGCCCCGGCCACCACCCGCAGCACCAACAAGACCACCCCCGACCGGGGTGGCGACGCCGAAACCATCCAGCACGAGCAGGACGCAGCCGCACGCAGCGCGGTGGCCGCCCGAGGCGTGCGGCTGCAGAAGCTCGACGCCGACGGTGCGCCGGTCGGTGAGCCGGTGTCCATCGGAGACGGCACCGCCGCCCTGTCCTTCGAGCCCGACGACTCGGGCATTGACCTACCCGTGCCACCGGTGAGCGCCACGGTGGAGATGACGGTCACCGACCCCGAGCAGATGGCCACCCTGCGCGAGGTGTTCCGCATCCCCATCCCCACCGCCGTCGTCCAGGAATGGTTCCCCGCCTACTTCCGCCCGCCAGGCGGGAGCGTGCCGTGGATCAGGACCAGGGTGTTCCTCACGCCCCAGGGCCTCTACGTGTACACGAGCCCGCCCGAGCAGCCCGAGACGTTCAAGACCGGGGCCGCGCCGACCTGGTATTCCACGGTGGACTTCGCCAAGACCTCCAAGCCGGTCACTGGCTACGCTGCCATGAATGCCGGTATCCCGATCATGACCGCCGCCGGGAAGGCCATCGTTCAGCCCACGGGCGGCTGCAAGTGCAACACCCGCAGCCTGCGCAACTGGACGCCCACCTGGTCGCGTAACCGCATCTCGTGGACCGACGCCGTAGCGCTGGCCGCCACGCCGGAAGGGAGCTGACCGTGGACCTGGAGTGGGCAACGCACCCCACCGTGCTGCTGGTGAACATGCTGGCAGCGTTCCGGCTCACCCGGATCGTGGTCGCCGACGCGTTCCCACTCGGGCCCATCCGGCTGCGCTTCACCAACTGGGCAAACGAGCGCTGGACACCCCTGCAGAACTACCTCCACAAGGACGAGGCAGTCCGACTGGAGCCCGACGGTGTGGACACGCCGCGCGGCGTGAGTCCGGCCGACGTCCGCAAGGTCAAGGCGTACGACTTCACCGCCCCCCTGGCCTACCTGGCGACCTGCTACTGGTGCGCAGGCCTCTACGTGTCCGTGGTCGTGGCCCTGCTCGCCAGCACCGGCCCGTGGTGGATGTGGGCGGCCGTCCCCCTCGCCGTGTCCGCCGCCGTCGGCATCCTCGCCAACTTCAGCGACTGAACCCCGGAGGTCTGAATGGGTAGGTGGGGTCGCCTCGCCGAAACGCTCGACGACGTCCAGCGCGCCGCCGTAGGGCTCGCCGACGACGGCCGCGCCACCGGCGTGGACCCGAACGCCATCGAGCGCCTACGCGCGTCCTTCGAGCGCGTCCGCCACGCCCGCGCCGCACCCAGCGTGCTGCGCGCGTCCGGCGTCAAGATCGGCCGCATGAGCGCCGAGCAGATGCGCATCGTGGCCGGTAACCGCCAGCCATGGCAGTCCCTCGCCTGGCGCTACCGGGACATGATCGGCGAACTCCGGTTCGCCCTCCAGTTCCGTGCCCGAGCCATCTCCCGCGTGCGGTTCTACATCGCCGAAGTGATCGACGACGACGACGAACCGATTCCGGTGTCCCTGCGCAACGACGACGACCCGGAGAAGGCCAAGCGCGTCACCCTGCCCGAAGACTTCTGCGCCGCCGCCGAAGCCGAACTGAACCGCCTCCCCCTCCAGGCAGGCTACGAGTTCCTCGGCGTCTGGTCCGAGAACTTCGACGTGGCCGGTGACTGCTGGCTCCACGCCTACACCAACCCGCTCACCGGCAGGGAGGAGTGGAAGATCCGGTCCGTGGAGGCCGTGGACATCCAGGGCTCCAACCTGACCGTCAAGAACGAACTGGGCCAGCCACGCAAGGTCAACCTCGACACCGAGGAGCTGCACCGGCTCTGGGTGCCGCACCCCGCCCACCCGCACCTGGGCGACTCCGCCCTGAACGCCCTGAGCGACGTCCTGGAGGACATCTGCCTGGTGGGCCGCGAGATGCGTGCCGTGTCCCGCTCCCGCATCATGACCAACGGCGCCCTGTTCGTGCCCGAGGGCATGGCCACCACCCGCAACGTGCGCGAGGACGCCGACACCCCCGAGGACCGACGCGCCCAGTGGATGGCCGACATCGAGGCCGCCCTACTCGCCCCGATCGCGAACGAAGGCGACGCCGGCGGGGTCGTCCCCATGATCCTCACCGGCACCCGGGAAGACATCGCCGCCATCCGCTACGAGCGCTTCCAGCGCGAGGAGTCGCCCATCCTCCTGGAGAAGCTGGAAAAGTCCCTCGGGCGCATGGGCAACAGCCTCGACATCCCGCCCGAGATCCTGACCGGCATGGCGGAAGCCAACCACTGGACCGCCTGGCAAATCGACAACTCCACATTCCGGCACCACATCGAGCCGTCCATTCGGCTCATGGTGGACTCCCTCACCGGATCGTTCCTGCGGACCGCGCTGGCAACCCAATTCGGCACCGAGCTGGTCAGCCGCGTCCGCATCTGGTACGACGCAGGCCAGATCACCGAGAACCCCAACCGCCGCCAGGACGCCCTCGACGCCCTGGACCGCATCCTGATCGGTCCGGCTGCTGGCCGCGAGGCCCTCGGATTCAACGACGGCGACGCGCCCACCCCGGAAGAAGCGCTGCAGCTCATCGCAGCCAAGAACGGCGTGGACCAGGCCACGGCCGCCGCCATCCTCGCGTGGGCAGCCCAGCAGGAAGGCGTCACCGGGCTGCCCGCCATGCCGCCGGTCGGACAGCTTCCCGCCGGACGCCCACACGGACGACAGGGCGAAATCGGCTCCCGGGCCGCCGAGCCCGACGCCGGAAGCCCAGGCGGCTCGGGCACGCCGG